CAGTTCCTGGTCGACTCGATCAATGCCGACCTCGTGCTCATTCAGGAAGTGCTCACCGCGCAGATGCCGCGGCCGCGGTTCGTGAGGTTCAACACCGCTGCGCTGTTGCGGTCGGACCTGCCGACCCGTTACGCCGCCTATCAGACCGCCCTCGGGTCGGGGTTCATGACCATCGACGAGGTGCGCGAGCTCGAGGACCGGCCACCGATGGTCGGCACCGCCGACGGCGAGAACGACGCCCGCTCGATCGCCGAGCTCATTCAGAAGATCTACCTCGGGGTCGGTGTCGTCATCACCGCCGACGAGGCACGAACGATCGCCAACCGTGCCGGCGCAGGCCTCGAGGGCTCGATGCCCGACCCGCCGCCGGCGGCACCAGGAGGCATGCCGTGAAGGAACTCCGCTACCACTCCACGCCGATCGAGGTGCGCACCGAGGACGGTGCGGCGCCGGTGCTCACCGGCTACGGCGCCGTGTTCAACCGCTTGTCACAGAACCTCGGCGGGTTCGTCGAGCAGGTCGACCCCGAGGCGTTCACCACGACCCTGTCGACCGGGCGCAACATCCTCGGCGCAGTGAACCACGACGTGTCGTGGCTACTGGCGACGACCGAGTCGGGCACCCTCGCCGTCGAGCCCGACGGCACCGGCCTGCGCTTCGCGATGACCCTCGACCCCGAGGACCCCGACGCCGTGCGGGCGATGGCGAAGGTGCGCACCGGCAAGCTGCCCGGCGCATCGTTCACCTTCGCCACCCGTGACGACGAGTGGGGCACCACTGAGCAGGGGTTCCCGCTGCGCACCCTGCGCAGCGTCGAGCTGTACGAGCTCGGCCCGGTTGCCGCACCCGCCTACCTGTCGACCCAGGACGCCGGCAACGCCGTCGCCCTGCGGTCGCTCGCATCGTTCGTCGACCTGCCGATCGAGCAGGTCACCGAAGCCGCCCGAACGGGCGCACTGACCGACCTGATCCTGCGCGACCTGCCCGACCTGGCAGCAGCGCAGGACGAAGCCCCCACGCCCCCGGTCGACAACCAGGGCGAGGACCAGGCACCGCGGCGTGGTCGCCGCAACCCACCCACCCGCTGACGCCCGCGCGCAACGCAGCCCAGCACCCCCACCCGTTCCCACGGGCGCGTCGCCGCGCCCGCCACCGCACAGGAGTGCAGAACATGAACCCCGAGATCAAGCGCCTCATCGAGGCGCGCCAGAAGGCATGGGCCGCCATGCGCGAGGTGTCCGACCGCGCCGCCACCGAGGGCCGCGACTTCTCCGCAGAGGAGGAGGCATCGTGGCAGCGCGGCAACGCCGAGCTCGACGCGATGGACGCCCGCTTGCAGTCCGTCGTCGAGCTCGAGCAGCGCGACGCCGACATCGCCGCCACCCTCGAGCGCTACGGCGCGGCGGAGTCCCGCGACGAGGCCACCACCGAGGCCACCCCGTCGGACTCCGACATCCTGCGCTCGATGGGCCGCGGTGAGCGCCGGTCGGCCGACTTCGGTCCCGCCGCCGCTGAGTCCCGCGTCCTGTCCGGCCTGACCGCCGCCGCCGGCCTGAACACCGTCCCCACCGGGTTCTACGAGACACTCATCGAGGCGATGCGCGAGACCTCCACGGTCCTCGCCGCCAACGCGCTGCTCGTCGAGACCGAGTCGGGCAACCCGATCCAGGTCCCGACCGCAGCGTCGGCGAACTACCCCGCAGCGGCGCTCGTCGCCGAGGCCGGCACCATCGGCGTGTCCGAGCCGACCTTCGGTCAGACCACGATCGGCGCGTACAAGTACGCGTTCCTGGCGCAGGTCAGCTCCGAGCTGCTCGCCGACAACGCCGTCAACGTCGTGGAGTTCCTCGCCCGCCGCGGCGGCGAGGCGCTGGGCAACGGCATCGGCGCCGCCTTCATCAGCGGCACCGGTTCCTCCCAGCCGACCGGCATCAACGGCACGAACGGCTTCACGTCGGTGGCATCCGCGACCGGTTCGGTCGCCGGCGGGTTCACCTACAACGACATCCTGACGCTGGTGCACTCGATCACCAGGCCGTACCGGGCGAACGCGTCGTTCATCTGCAACGACTCGGTGACCCTCCAGCTCCGGCGCCTGCGTGAGGGCACCGGCACCGGTCAGTTCCTGTGGCAGCCGTCCCTCCAGGCCGGCCAGCCCGACGTCCTGTCGGGCTACCCGATCTTCACCGATCCGGCGATGCCGACGGTGCAGACCAACGGCACCAAGGGCATCGCCTTCGGCGACTGGTCCAAGGGCCTCATGGTCCGCATCGCCGGTGGCGTGCGGATCGAGTCGAGCGCCGACTACGCGTTCAACACGGACCTGATGACCTGGCGGTTCATCACGCGTGCGGACTCCCGCATCGTCGACGCCGCCGCCGCACGGGTCCTGACCTACACGACCTGATCGCAGCCTGACCGCTGCCCATCAGGAACCTCGACCCCCGGCGGCACGCCCGCCGGGGGTCGACGGTCACCCCCATCGAGGAGGACCCGTGAAGGTACGAACGCACATCGCGATGAACGGCTACAGCTCGGGCGCAGTCCTGGACCTGCCCGACGACGAAGCCGCATCGCTCATCGCACAGAACCTCGCGACGGCCGCCGTCGACGACACCGCTGCGGTGATCGAGTCGGCGACGATCGAAGCGCCCGAGAACGCCGCCGCCCCGAAGCCGCGCGCCCGCAAGGCGCCGGCCCGCAAGGCCGAGCAGTGAACAGCGTCGCCGACCAGCGCATCCGCACCGGCGCCTCGGCGACGCTCACCGCACAGATCCTCGACGCCCAGGGCGACCCCGTCGAGCCGACCGGTGCGGTCACCGTCGCTGTCGCCGGCCTGGCAGCGACGGTGCTCGCAGCGGGCACCGCGACGGGCACCGTCACCGGTGACCCGACGCTGCGCACCGTCACCGTGCCCGCCCGCACCGACCTCGACCTGTTGACCGCGACGTGGTCCGAGGCCGGCGGTCGCACCGTCACGACACGCATCGACGTCGCCGGCGGGTTCTACGCCTCGACCGCAGCGATCCGCGACGCCGACCCCTCACTCGCCGCTGAGGAGTCCTACCCGACGGCGAAGATCATCGCCGCCCGCCGCGCCGTCGAGGACGAGTTCGAGCGGGTCATCGGCTACGCCCTGGTGCCACGGGTCGCCCAGCACGTCGTCGTGCTCGACGGCGAGGACCGCATCACCCTGCCGCACTTCGAGGTGCGCACCGTGCGGTCGGTCACCCTGGACGGCGCAGCGATCGCCTACGGCCCCACGCTGGCCGACGCCGGCGTGGTGCACCTGGATCGCTTCCGCACCGGCACCGCCACCGTCGTCTACGAACACGGGTGGGACCGCCCGACCGGCGAAGCCGTCGAAGCCTTCTTCCTGCGGGTGCGCGACATCCTGAACCGGTCGAAGGCCGGCTTGCCGTCGCGCACCACCACCTACACGTCCGAGGTGGGCGGCACCTACGCCCTGGCGGTCGCCGGCCGCGGCGGGTCGCTGACCGGCATCCCCGATGTCGACGTCGTCCTTCAGGGCATGCGCCGACCCCGACCGGGCATCGCCTGATGACCTGGTCGCCGTCGACGATCCCGACCGTCAAGGCGCGCCTCGTCGACATCGCCGAGGCCACCGACTGGCCCGGTGCCCGCCCGCAGCTCTGCTACGGCGCACCGGCCGAGCTCGCCCGCGAGGCGGTCATCATCGGCGACACCGTCGACCAGGGCGAGCAGGCGTTCGTCACCATCACCACGTCGCGCAAGCGTGACGAGTTCTACCGCCTTGACGTCATCGTGCAGGTCATCGGCCCCGGCCTGAGCCAACAGCAAGCCACCGAGCGCGCCTTCGAGCTGCTCGGCGTGTTCGAGCTTGCCGTGCGCGACGACCCGACCCTCGGCCTGGCCGAGGTGATCGTCGCCGAGATCGCCCAGCCCCGCCTGAACGAGGGCGCCGTCGAGGGCGGGTTCGGCGCCGTGGTCCGTTCCGGCGTCGCCATCCGCGCCCGTATCTGACAGGAGTCACCCCGTGCCCCGTTACCGCTACATCGGCGGACTCGACCTCGACGTCGTGCTGCCATCCCAACTGATCCGCGTCGCCACCGGCGACGAGTTCGACGCGACCGACGCCGACGCCGAACGCCTCGACACCCACGACCACTTCGAGCTGGTCACGAAGCCCGCCAAGAAGGCCACGCCGGCCGCCACCCCGAAGGACTGACCGATGCCCTCCATCCTCGACAACGCCATCCTCGTCGGCAAGGAAACGACCTACGGCACCGCCGCTTCGCTGACCCGTGCCTACGAGGGCAAGGCCGACACGTTCAAGCGCCAGCAGGAGTTCCTCGCCTCGGTCGGGTTCCGCGGCGGCATGCAGGCCCAGCTCCACACCCGCTCGGTGCCGGTCAACATGGGCGGCGAGGGCACCATCGAGGTGGACGTCACCCCCGCCGGCTACGGCCTGCTGTTCCAGTCGATGTTGGGCACCGTCGCCGGCCCGAGCGTCGTCACCGCCCCGGCCCGCCGGTCGACGTTCGCGACCAACTCGGACGGCCCGACCGACCACTGGACGATCCAGACGCAGCGAGTCGACGCGACCGGCACGATCCGTTCGTTCACCCACCTCGGTTGCGTCATGACGGGTTGGTCGCTGTCCCAGGAGCTCGACGGCCTACTCGGCGCCACGTTCAACTTCGACTTTCAGGACGTGAGCACCGCCACCGCCGCCGGTACGCCGACCTACACTGCGACGAGCGACCGCCTGCCCTACGCCTGGACGCAGTGCAAGGCGACGTGGGGCGGCGCCGACATCGACCTCACGTCGTGGTCGCTCGACTGTGACCTCGGCATGAAGACCGACCGCCGGTTCCTGCGCGGCAACGAGCTGAAGAAGAAGCCCGTGCGCGCCTCGGTGCCGACCTTCGAGGGCACCATGCAGATGGAGTTCGAGTCGCTGACGCAGTACAACGCATTCACGGCCGGCACCGTCGCGCCGCTGGTGCTCACCTGGACCGGCCCGATCATCGTCGCCGCGATCCGCGAGGAGCTGAAGATCACCATTCCCTCGGTGCAGTTCCAGGGCGACTCCCCCGAGGTGTCGCTCGATGCGATGCCGACCCAGCCGCTGCCCTACAAGGTCCTGTGGAACCCCGCAGGCACGCCGACCGCAGCGGTCACCATCGAGTACACGAACCAGGACACGACGCTCTGAGCGCGCCGTCGGTCGAGGTGCGCGGCGCGAAGGAGCTGCGCCGCGCCATCAAGAAGGCCGAGGAACGTGACCTGCTCACCGAGCTGAAGCAGGCGCACCGCGACGCCGCCGAGCTCGTCGCCTACGAGGCACAGACGATCGTCCCGGTGAAGTCATCGCGACTGCTCGAGTCGATCCGCCCCGGCGCCACCCTGACCGGTGGCGTCGTGCGCGCCGGTCGGGCGAGCGTGCCCTACGCCGGCGTCATTCACTTCGGGTGGCCGCGGCGCAACATCGAGGCGAACCCGTTCCTGTACCGGGCGGCCGACGCCAAGGTCGACGACGTCGTCGACGCCTACCAGACCGCCGTCGAGGCGGTGCTCGACAAGATCGCCACCAGTAGCAACCCAGGAGCCTGACCCTGTGAACTTCGACCCCGACGACCTGACGCTGAATGAGATCGAGGAAGCCGAGGAGCTGCTCGGCGCACCGATCGACGAGCTGCTGTCGAGTGGGTCGCCGAAGGGTCGCGCGCTGAAGGTCATCGTCTACCTCCTGAAGCGCCGCACCGATCCCGGTATCACGCTCGAGCAGGCCGGTCAGGTGAAGCTGTCGGAGATCGACGAGGGAAACGGCGAAGCGGTGGCGGCCACATGACCGCTGCCATCGCAACGAAGGCAGCGGTCTGCCGGCACTTCGGTGTCGCGTGGGACCAGTACGGGTCACTGACGGTGCGTGAGCATCGCGTCCTGGTGGACATGCTGCGCGACGCAGCGCTCCCCGACGCGCCGCCCGGCATGACCCGAGTGGAGTAGCTCGCATGGCCGGCAAGTCAGCGTCGATCCTCGTCAAGATTCTCGGCGACGAATCAAACCTGAAGCGGTCGCTCTCGCAGGCCGAGGGCAAGCTTGCGTCGTTCTCGTCGAAGGCGAAGGACGTCGGCGACAAGATGGTGAAGGCCGGCGCCGGCATGACGATCGGACTCACCGCCCCGATCGGACTGTTCGCCACGAAGGCGGTGCAGGCGTTCAGTGAGGCCGAGCAGGCGCAGGCGCAGCTCGACGCATCGCTGAAGTCGACCGGTGCCACGGCCTGGACGAGCGCCGATCAGATCGACACGCTGGCGCGCTCGATGCAGGAGATGGTCGCGATCGACGGCGACCTCGTGAAGTCGGGCGCCTCGGTGCTGCTGACGTTCACGAACGTGCAGAACAAGGCCGGCGAGGGTAACGACGTGTTCAACCGGGCGACGCTCGCCGCGGCGGACATGGCGGCGAAGCTCGGCACCGACCTGCCAGCGGCGAACATGCTTCTCGGTAAGGCGCTCAACGATCCGATCAGGGGCATGACGGCGCTGCGTCGCGCTGGCGTCCAGTTGTCCGACGCCCAGACGAAGCAGGTCGAGAAGTTCGTCGCTGTCGGTGACGTGACCTCGGCGCAGAAGGTCCTGCTCAAGGAGCTCGAGGTACAGTTCGGCGGATCGGCCGCTGCCGCAGCGGGCACCGCCCAGGGCGGCATGGAGCGGTTGCGGCTCAAGTTCGAGGACATCCAAGAGGCGATCGGCGAGCGGCTCATTCCGCTACTGTCGAAGCTGGGCGACTTCATCGGGCGCGGCTTGCAGGTGTGGGACGACCTCGGCGAGCGCGGGCAGACGATCGTGCTCGTGATGGCCGGCGTCGCCGCTGCGATCGGGCCGGTCGTGTCGGTCGTCGGTGCGCTTGTGACGGCGATCGGGTTCATCGCGTCGCCGGTCGGCCTGGTCGTCGCGGCGATCGCCGCGCTCGTCGCCGGGCTCGTCATGTTGTACCGCGGTAACGAGGGATTCCGCGAATGGGTCGACGGCGTCGTGGTCGCTCTACGCGAACGGCTCGCCCAGGCGTTCGACTACATCCGTACGACGGTCATCCCGGCGCTACAGACCGCGTTCGAGTGGATCCGAGACAACGTGTTCCCCGTCGTCGCCCAGGCCATCGAGGATCTGAAACCGGTCCTCGACAGTCTCGGGAAGGCGTTCGCCGACGTCGTCGCGTTCGTGCAGGCCATCCTCCCCGTCATGGCGAGCAACGTCTCGGGGTTCGTGCGCGGCATCGCCGCCGTGTTCGAGTGGCTCTCCCCGGTCATCTCTGTTGTGTGGGACACGATCGTCGCGTCGATACAGGCGGCGATCACGGTCGTACGCGGCGTCATCCAAACCGTCACCGCGCTCATCAAGGGCGACTGGTCGGGCGCGTGGAACGGCATCAAGACGATCCTCGCTGGCGTGTGGGACAACATCAAGTCACTCGTAATGGGTGCGCTCGGCGTGCTGCGCGTCGTGATCGGCGCCGCCCTGGGTGCGATCGCCGGCGTGTTCTCTGGTGCGTGGAACGGCATTAGGTCGGCCACCTCGAGCGCGTTCGATGCCGTGAAGCGCGTCATCTCTGGCGCGATGAACGGCGCGCGCGACGTCGTATCGCGAGCCCTCGACGGGATCGCCGGCCTGTTTCGTCGCGTCAAGGACACCGCCCGCGACGCGCTCGCCGGCTTTGCCGATGCCGTTGCCGCACCGTTCCGCGCCGCCGGCGACGCAATCAAACGAGCATGGAACGGTTCCATCGGCGGCAAGGGGTTCACGATCCCCGACATTCCCGGCGTGCCCGGTCGCGGCACTCGCGTGCAGATACCGCGCCTGCACTCGGGCGGCGTGTTCGATGCCCGCGGCGACATCGAAGGGCTCGCACTGCTGCGCGACGGCGAAACCGTTCGCACCCGCCAGCAGGAAGCGGCGATACAGGCGCGCATGACGGGTGCTGGCGCTGCCGCCGGCGTCACCGTGAACGTGACGTTCAACGGGCCGGTGGCGCGTGACGCTGAGCGGTGGATCGTCGAGCAGGTCGAAACAGCGGTGGCCCGCGGCGTGCAGATGCCGCGCCTGAAGCGGGCGATGGCGTAGTGCCGGTCAACGCCGTTGCGATGACCGTCGAGTTCGCGTTCGGGTTCGGTCCTGGGTCGACACCGGCGGCGGGCGACTGGGTCGACGTGACGCAATGGGTCGACGTGACGGCATCGAGCGGTGCCGTCGTCGCCACGTCGGGCCGGCCGAACGTCCGCGCCGGCATCACGCCTGGGTCACTGACGCTGACCCTGGACAACACCGACGGCAGGTTCAACCCGCGCAACACCGCCGGGCCGTACTTCGGCGAGCTCGACAACGCGACGCAGGTCCGCATCCGCACGACCTACGCCTCGGTCACCCGTACGCGGTGGTTCGGGTTCATCGACTCTGGCTGGCCGCAGACGATCACGTCGCGCTACCCGACGGTCACCGTGACCGCCCACGATGTCCTCGGCCTGCTGGCCCAGGGCGACGGGCCGGCGACGGCGTTCGACGCGTTCCTCGCCGGGTGGACGACCGCCCCGGCCAGGGTGCTGCGCTGCGGGCGTGACGAGTGGGTCGACGAGCTGACCGGCTCAGTGATCCCGCACACCGCCGTGCTCGACGAGTTCGACGGCCCGGCCATCACCGGCGGCGAGGCGGCCTTCGGCCAGCTCGACGCCGTGAGCTACGCGCCCAGCGACATCACCCTGACGGCGAACGCCTCGGCGCTCACGGCGCTGTTCATCTTCCGCATTCCGCCGACCCGCAACACGACCGACACCCTCCTCGCCTCGACCATCGCCGTGGCGTCGACCTACATCCCGTTCACCGTCGTGGTCGGACCCGACCGGGTGGAGTTCAGCGCCGACACGACGTCGGGCAAGCGCACCGCGACGACCCTCGCCGGCGAGGCCCAGCTCTACGACGACCGGACTCACGTCATGGTCGTGCACGCCCCGCAGTCGACCGGCGATCTGCGCATCTGGGTCGACGGCCGAGAGGCGGCGGTCAGCAACACGACTGCGTCACTCGGGCTCGTGTCGACGACACTGCTCGGGTTCACTATCGGCGGGCGGCCGCTGGACTTCCCCACGGTGGCGCCCTTCCAGGGCGTGATCGACACCATCGTGACCTGGTCGGGTCATCCGGCCGGCACGCTGCCCACACTCGCCGCCGGTGCTGCCAGCGCAGCGACCACGGCCTGGGCCGAACAGCGACTCGACGAGCGCATCACGAACCTGACCACGTCGATGGGCGTCGCCACCCACGTCGGCACGCTCGACACCGCCGGCGGCATCACCCTGGACAGCTACCGCCAGGGCGAACCGCTCGCCCTCCTCCAACAGGTCGAGGACACCGAGCAGGGCCGAGTATGGGTCGACCGCGACGGCGACCTGCGCTTCTCGCGACGGGCGTGGGCGTGGGATGACACCGTGTCCAACACGGTGCAGGTGACGTTCAGTGACGACCCGACACTCATCGCCGGCGGCGCGCAGGAGATGCTCGAGGGCGGCACCGAGATCGTCGACGACCCGCTGAACCTCGTGAACGTCGCGTCGGTCACGTCGACCACGGGCCGAACGCAGACCGTGCGCGACGCCGCAAGCGTGACGAAGTACGGCCAGCGCAACGCCGTGAACCTGACTGGCCTGATGCACCCGTCGGACCGCCAGTCGCGTTCGATTGCCGAGTGGCTCGCCACCGCGCAGTCGACCCCGCAGATCCAGGCCGAGCGGGTGTCGTTCCGCGTCGAGGACAACGCTGCCGTACTCGCCCCACTCGCCGCGCAGATTGAGCCGGGGTGGCTCGTGCGCATCCGCAAGACGACCACCGCCGGCGCACTCGACCTCTACGCCCATGTCATCGGCATGACCCACGAGTTCGAGTTCACCGGCTGGACCGTGACACTCACGCTCGACGCGACCCGCACCGGTTACTCGTTCCTGAAGTGGGGAACGTCGAACTGGGGCGGGTCCGCCGGGTGGAGTTTCTGACCTCGATGGAGACCTCGTGACGACCCCCTACGTCGATCCGCAGACGATCCACAATCCAGCGACCGGCACGTCGCCGCCGGCGTCGTGGGGCGACTCGGTGCGCGACGGCCTGGAGTTCTGCGCCAAACGGCCCGGCGTCGTGCTCGATCGCAGCGCGTCGCAGTCGATCGCCAACAACTCGAACGTGGCTATCGCGTTCGGCACCGGCACCACGCTGCGCGACAGCGACGCCTGGCACAGCGAGTCAACCAACAACACGCGGGTGACCATCGGGACGGGGTTCAGCGGTTGGTATCGCTGCGATGCGTTCGTGCGCTTCGCCACGAACGGCACCGGCCATCGTGACGTGTTCGTGCGGGTGAACGGATCGACGACAGTGGCGCACTCGGTCGCCAAGGTGGCGCCGATCACCGCGCAGGACGCGTTCGCGTCGACGTCGTGCCTCGTGCAGCTCGTCGCCGGCGACTACGTCGAGCTCGTCGTGTTGCAAACCTCAGGCGGCGCGCTCAACGCGACCCGCGCCACGTTCGCCGTCGTGCTCGAGATGGTGGCGTGATGCTCGCTCAGGTCCGTTCGATGCTGCTCGACATCGGCGTGATCGCCGGCACGTTCACGGCCGTCTCGGCAGCGATAGCGGTGTTCTGGCGAACCCCGCCGGTGCGATGGTTCCGCCGCCACATCTCGGCGTCCTTCGGTGAGTGGACCCAGCACCAGGTCCTCGAGGCGAACAAGGAACACCACGCGCTCGTCAAGTACCACCTGGGCCCGAACGGCGACACGACGCCGGTGCACGTCCGGCTACAGAAGGTCGAAGCGGCGCTGAAGATGCCCCAGATCGACTGGAACGCCCCGTACGACGACATCGAGAAGCGCGGCCAGTGAGCACCCCCCGGTTCCCCGCCTACGACCGCGCCGCCCGTCGCTGCGCTGGAGGCCCGCAGCCCGGCGCACTCGCACTGATGGAGTGGGCCACCAAGGACTGGAACGAGGGCGGAATCTTCAACCTCGGCATCTACAACTGCCGCACCGTGCGGGGCTCGGCGCAGCGATCGGTGCACGGTGACGGTCGGGCGTGTGACTTCGGGTTTCCCCTGGTCGACGGCGCAGCGAACCCCGCCGGGTGGGACCTGGTGCGGCTACTGCTGCCGATGGTCGGCTCGCTGGGAATCCAGCAGATCATCTGGGACCGTCGGGTCTGGTCGGCAGCTCACCCGAACGGCGCGCCCTACACCGGCGTGTCGCCACACATCGACCACATTCATGCCGAGCTGACACGCGAGGCCGGCCAGATCCTGACGCGTGCCCGCATCAAGGCAACCGTCGCCGCCACCACCGACCGGCCCGTGGCCGGCGAGGAGGACATCATGGCAACCGCCCAGGAACTCGAGGCGATCGTGCGCAAGGTCGTCGCAGAGGAGAACAGCAAGACCCGCACCTGGATTCGCGAGGAGCTGGTCAGGGTCGTGAAGTCACTGGTCGCGGAGATCAGGAAGCGCTGATGAGCCTGCGCGACGAGGCGCGCGAGGCAACGGGCGCGGCTGGCCTGCCGTCCCGCCTCGAGCGCCTGCTCGACGCCCTCGACGGCGACGAGCGAGAGGCCGTCATCGACCTGGTGTGGCACGACGACGTCGGCGGCATCTCCAACCGGGCGATCGCCGATGTGCTGACGAAGCACTACGGCGACCGCTTCGGGACGTTCACGCTGCAAGGCATCCAGCGCCACCGCCAGAAGCCGCGACCGTGAGCCTGCGCGAAGAGGCCGAGGGCCACGACCGCGACGAGCGCCTCGCCGCCGCGCAGGCCCGACTCGTCACCGAACAGCGCCAGCACGCCTCGACCCGACGCGAGCTCGCACGGGTCCAGGAGCGCGCCGAGGAGCTCGGCGCACTGCTCGACCGCTACACCGCCGTGCATCCGGCCGACATGAAGGTCCCGAAGTGGACAACGAAGCGGGCGCGCAAGGGTGCGCACCATGCCACGGCGCTGCTCATGCTGTCCGACCTGCACCTCGACGAGGTGGTCGACCTCGCCGCCATGTCGGGGCTCAACGAGTACAACCGTGAGATCGCCGAGCGCCGGCTCGAGCGGGTCATCGACGGCGCCGTCCGCCTCGCCACCGAGTACGTCAGCGGCGTGACGTGGGACGGCATCGTCGTCGCCCTGAACGGCGATCTCCTCAGCGGCGATCTCCACGAGGAATTGGTCCGCACGAACGTGGCGCCGACGACGGCGTCGGTGACCTACTGGGTGCCGCGCCTCGCCGCTGCGCTGACGCACCTGGCCGACAGCTTCGGTGCGGTGTTCGTGCCGTGCACCGATGGCAACCATGACCGCAACTACCGCAAGACACCGTCGAAGCAACGCGCCGAGTCGTCGTTCGCGTGGGTCATCTACAACTGGCTCGCCGACATGCTGCGCGACGACGAACGGATCACGTTCGCCATCACGACGGCACCGGGCCAGTGCTACCCGATCTACGACACGGTGTTTCACCAGAGTCACGGCGACGCGTTCCGCAGCGCCGGCGGTGTCGGCGGCATCTACCCCTCGATGCTGAAGCACATGCACCGCCTCGACGCCATGTGGGCGGCACAGGGCGTGGCGGTCGACGTGCACCTGTTCGGCCATTGGCATCAGTACCTGACCGGTCCGAACTTCATCGTGAACGGATCGCTCAAGGGGTTCTGTGAATACGCGCGTGGCCTTGCGCTGCGCCCCGAGCCTGCCCGCCAGGCGCTCGCCGTGGTGACACCCGAGCGCGGCATCGTGCAGCAGATGCCCGTCTACGCCGACTGACCCTTGCGCCGGCGGTACAGCTCGCGCTGGCGGGCGGCCTCGGCGGCCCGGCACGCGCCGCATGGTTCCTCGCCGGCACGCTTGTGCCGGCGGTACGCGGCGACGGTCCCACAGGGTTGCGTCGCCGGCCGACCGGGCTGGCCGGTGCGGGCACCTTTCGATGCCCGCCACCGGCGCTGATACTCGGCGCTGCTCACGCCGCCTCGATGTCGTCGAACGTGTACCCGTCGAGCATGGCCTGTTCGATCGTGTCGTCAACGTCCTGGTCGTACTCGGCGGCGATGGTGCGCAGCCTGTGCGCCTCGTCCCACATCGGGCTCGGGCCGTTGCCGTGGAGCTTCACGGCGTGCTCGGCGAGCTCGGCGTACTGGCGGGCGAGCTGCTGACTGCAAGCGATCTGCTGCGCGTAGTGGCGGGCGGTGCGGCGGGTCGCGCTCATCGGGCGACCTCGGCCCGGACAACCGGCGCCATCGAGAAGGTGCCCTGCGGCATCGCCCACTCGCCGCCGGCGTCGACCTTGACGCCGACCCGAGCGGTGCGGCCGGTGTCATCGGTGAACGTGACGAACCGGGCGGAGCGGGCCGACACGGTCCAGGTGAACACGGCGTCGGAGTCGCACGCCGAGCGGGCGGTGACGGTCTGGCCGACGTGGAACCGGGCCGAGGTGGTGGTTGCTGCGGTGTTGTTCATGTCCTCAGTAAACACCATATCCGTAGCGCTGTCAACACCTAACCCGAAAGATTCCCGCGACCGTCCGTGACGGCACGAACACCGAACCCGAAGGGGACCCGATGAACCTCACCGACGAACGCACCCGCGCCTGGATCTACCGTGTCGTCACCGCTGCGCTGCCGCTGCTCACCGCCTACGGCGTCGTCGCCGAGTCCGAGGTGCCGCTGTTCATCGCCCTCGCCGCCGCCGTGCTCGGCACCGGCATGGCCGCAGCCAACACGACGCCGTGAACAGGCTCACCCAGCGCCCCGGCAAGCTCGACCTCGCTGTCACCCGCGGCGACGATGCCGAGCTCGAGCTGCGCTTCGTCACCACCGCAGGCGCGCCCGTCAACCTCGCCGGGCGCACCTGGCAGCTACGCCTGACCGGCGGCACGAAGGCAACGCTCGACGCCTCGGTGGTCACGACCTCCGCGCCGGTCGGTGTCCTGGCGTTCACCCTGCCCGCCACCCTCGTGGCGTCGATCAAGGCGCGCACGTTCTGGTTCCTGCGCGACGCGACGAACGAGCGCACGCTGCTCGACGGCGAGGTGGTCCCCCACCTGGCCGGCCAGGCCGGCGCACCGGTCGGGTCGGTCAGCGAAACGGTGACCGTCACCGAGGGCACCGCCGAGGTGACCGTCACGGCCTCGGTCGCGGCGCCCGGCATCCTGCTACTCGACGCGACCGAGCCGGTGCCCGCCGGCTACGTCGGACTCATCGCACGGCGGCCGCCGACGTGAGCGCGCTGTTCGGCCCCGATGGTCGACTCGTCGACCCCGACGCGCTGCGCTCGGTCCAGTTCGCCGGCGCACGACGCAAGCCCCGAGTGGTGGTCGACCGCGCCGCGGACACCGTCACCGAGGAAACCATTCGCGAGGACAACGGCGAACCCGCCGGATACAGGACGAGGCACGGTTCCGGCCGGGTCGACGTGACAGTCAACGCACCCGCCGCGGTGCTCGATTCAGGAGTGTGACATGCCCTTCTCTGCCAGCTATGTGAACGGCCGGACCCTGCGCAGCGCGCTGTCGGGAACCGCGCTGAACCTCGACACGAACACGATCCGCATCGCGCTGTTCACCGACCTCATCTCGGGTCAGAACTCGAACAGCGTCGAGACCTACGGGACCGGCACCTACGGCGCCAACGAGGTGGGCGCCTCGGGCACCTACACCACCGGCGGCCAGGCACTCGCCGACCCGACGGTGTCGACGCCGGCGGCGGGCAAGTGGACGTTCCGCGAGGCATCGGCGACGAACATGCAGTGGACCGGCGTCACGTTCAACGCTCGAGGCCTGGCGTGCTACTCCGCCACGGCGGGCAACGCACTCCTCTGCGCGATCAACTTCGGCAGCCCGCAGGACGTGATCGCCGGCACGTTCACCGTCAACTGGTCGCTCGGTGACGGCATCTTCGCCGTCAACTACACGAACGTCGTCTGATGGGCGACAACGTCGGCTACACGCCCGGCACGGGCGAGCGGGTCGCCACCCGCGAGGTGTCCTACAGCGGCGAGACAGCGCAGGCGCAAGCCGTCGGCCTGGTCAACTTCGCCGGCCCCGACGACGCGAAGACCGCGGCGGACATCAGCGACGCGAACCCGTTGCAGGTGTCGGAGATGGGCACCCCGCACTCGCTGATCGGCCGCCTGCTGGCGCTGCTGTCGTCCCCGCCCGGTTACGACTCGCTCCTGCGCCGCCAGCGCTCCACCGCGGTGATCGAGTCGGGGACCATCACGACGGTGTCGACCGTGTCGTCCATCAGCGGCGGCACGATCACGACCGTCACCGGCCTCACGAACATCGACGGCCGCAACGGCTCCATGCTCATCAACGCCACGAACATGAGCGCCTGGGCCAACTGCCACCGCGCTCGCATCACCTGAAAGGCCCACCATGCCGAACACGTTCAAGAAGGTCATCGACCGTCAGATGTGGGTCCAGTCCACCCCGAACGTCAACGCTCACGCAGCGGGGGCGAGCGTGGCGTCGGACCTCCGCAACAACGCGACGCGCAACCCGTTCGTGTACTTCCTCGGGTCGAACGCCGTGCTGAACCGCTACAACGTCGTCCAGAAGTCGTGGCAGCGCATCAGCGCCGCACCCCTGACCGCCGGCACGTTCGCCGCTGGCGCCACCTCGTGGTTCGCTCCGAGCTTCGGCGCGGTCGGCACGATCGCCGCCGGGGCCACCACCACGTCGGTGGTCATCTCGACGGCGCTCCCGTCGACGGTCGGCGTGAACCAGCTCGCCAACCGTGGCGGGTCCGGTGAGTTCGGCTACCGCCTGCGGATCATCGACACCACGGCGGGCAAGACCGAGGAGCGATGGATCACCGCCAACACCGCAGGCACGACACCGACCATCACCCTCGGCGCACCGTTCACCTTCACCCCGGCATCGGGTGCCCGCTACGAGTTGCTGTCGGGACGCCTCTACATGATCAACGCGACCTCGCTCGCTGCCGGTTCGTTCCGCAGCTTCGAGGTGGCGACGAACACGTTCGCCAACCGGTCGATCACGAACCTTCCGGCGTCGCTGACGACGGACTCCGCGGCGACGGTGCTCGACGAGCAGTACGTCCCCCACAATCACGCCCCCGGCGAGGGCATGGTGAAGGGCAGCTTCGTCTACGACACCGGCCTGAACTCGCTCACCGCCACCGCTGCGGCAGCGAGCACGCTCACCGGGCAGGCGACCGGCGGTGACGCTGTCATCGCAGCGAACGAGTACCGCAACTTCCAGATCCGTGTCGTGGCCGACTCGACCACACCCGCCTCGGTCGGTCAGCGGCGAGTCATCCTGCACCACACCGCAGGCCCGTCGCCGGTCTACACGCTCGGCGCAGCGTGGACGACCCAGCCGAGTGCCACCGCCAAGTACGTCGTTGAGTTGCCGAACCTCGTTCTGCTCCGCACGACGGCGAACACCACCACCTACGTCTACAACTTCTCCGATGCCTCCTACGTCGGGAACGTGACCATCGCCTCCGACGCTTGGAACGCAACGTGGATCGCCGCTGCCCCCGGCAACCACGGCGCAGGCAACGTGTGGGCACCGTCGTGGGGCATCCAGCCCGACACGCCCCGCAACGCACGCCACGCGTTCTGTTTCAACTTCCGCGGCAACGCAACGACCACGCTCGACCTGCTCGACCTCTCCGGCGGCACCGGCTCCCCGACCGCCGGCGCACCGCCGCTGTGGACCGGCGCTGTCGTCTACGACGGCGGCGTCGACCCCTTCAACGCAGGCACCTCCGCAGCGCACTCGCCGTTCGGCAATGAGGGGCGCTACACCTACATCAACCTCTACGTCGCGTCGCAGCTCTCGCAGATGCACCGCTTCGACGCAGCGAACCGTGTCCTCTCCCCGCACGTCTCGACCGACTTCATCCAGACCGGCACGGCAGCGGTAGGCGCTCGCATGGCAGCGTTCGCGGCGATCGACGGCACCGACCTCTACGACGTTGTCCTGTTGCAGTCGAACCTGTCGCAGCTCACCCAAGAACTCATCCCCCTCATCTGACCGGGAGCGAACGATGACACTCGATGACCTGAAGCTCATCCTCGCCAACCGGCTTTCCACCCTCGGCCAGCAGCGATCCCACGCCGTCATCATCGGCGACCTCGGGCGCGTGAACGAACTCGACGCCGAGATCACCGACACCGAGCTCACTGTCGCCCAACTCGACACCCTGTAAGGCGGGGCCACCGTGCTGCTGACGCTGCTCGCACCCCAGTCGACAGGGTCCGTAGACCGGTCGGTCACGGTGACCGCGCCGTCGGTCAGCGCGTCCGCCACCCAGACCGAGGCGGTCGGCAACCCCTCGGCGCTGCTGTTCCGGTGGAACGGGCTCACCGTGCCGTCGCGCATCGCCTTCCCCGGCGAAACCGGCTACGGCGACGTCGGGTCGGGGACGGGCAGCTCGCGCATCACCGGCACACATCGACTCGAGATCGAGCCGGGCGGCCCCACCGGCCGGCCGGCCACGGCGCGCCAGCTCGAGACGAACGACTTCGCCGGTGGCGTCGACACGTTCTTCTGGCAGATTGCGCCGACCGCGAACCCCGGCACGCCGGCGGTCATGCCGGGCACCTACACCGGCGCCTGGTCGATGCGCATGATGGTCAGGTTCCCGAGCTGGACGACGGCCATGACGTTCCTGTCGTTCCGCGTGGGCACGACGGGTAACTTCTCACTGTTCCGCTCGGTCGGCCCTGCCCGGTTCACCCGCACCGGTGGTGGCCCGTCGTCGTCCACGCTGCCCGATGCGAACGACTGGTATCGCATCGAGATCCAGGCCGACCCCGCGCGCACGGCGAAGATCGTGTGGCGCATCTACCAGGGCGACTCGACGACGCCGGTCAGCGGCGTGCAGGACACCGGCGTCACTGACGTGTCATGGGACAATGTCCAGCTCGGTTCACTGTCGGCCGGATTCTTCGGCACCCAGGCCTTCTTCGCCGAGGTGGAAGCCTGGGCCGATTACGACCTCGGCGGTCAGTTCAGCTCGAACCCTGCGGGCACCACGCCGGCGACCACCACGGCCACCGGCGCACCGTCGTCGACGCCGGCCGTCGGGGACCGCTTCCGCTACTCGTCGACGACCAACCGCACCGTCGCCCGCTCGACGCCCGTCGCGGGCACCGACTACACGTCCTACCTCGGCGTGAACTACGTCAGCGGCGGATCGTTCAACCGGAAGTTCGACCTCTACGTCCCGACCCGCACGGCGCCGGCGGGCGGCTGGCCGCTACTCGTCTGGGCTCACTCTGGTTTCTTCCAGAGGGGTTCACGCGCCGACCTGCCGTCGGCCTGGCGCGACGACATGCTCGACGCCGGCTACGCCGTGGCGTCGATCAGCTATGTGCGGACCTCCGCCGACCCATCGCTGCCGCTGTACGACCCGTACGGCACCACGGACCCACTCAGCGAGCCTCCCAACCAACCTGGGTTCGGCCGCTACCCGTCGTTCGTGCTCGACTACAAGCGTGCCGCAGCGTTCCTGCGCGACAACGCCGCGACGTACAACGTGAACCCGGCGAAGATGATCGCCACCGGCTACAGCGCCGGCGGGTACCTCGCCCTCGACGCCGCGATGACGCGCAACCTCGCTACGGACTCGGCGGGCACGCCGATGACCCTCGACGGGGCACGCGCCGCTGGGGCCGCCTGGGCGAGCGGCCTCACTGCCGGGATCGCTGACCCCGAGTTCATAGCGTGCATGGTGTTCTGCGCACCGATCGACCTCGACCTCGCTCGCGACTGGGACCCGACGCACCCCAACTCGGGGTCCATCATCCGGCGCCAGTCGTACCGGGCGTTCCAGGGGCTCACCGCGTCGACCACTCTGGACGCCCCGCTGTACCCGCGTCAGGCGATCCCGTCACACATCGGACTGAACAGCGCCGCCAACCTCTGCCCCGTCCTGTACATCCGCGGCACCGCCGACTTCCTCGTGCACTGGCAGCACCAGGCGGCGCTGAAGACGGCGTTCGACGCCAAGCCGGGCACCAGCTACACGGTCCAGACGACCCCTAACAATCACGATCGAGCCAACGACGTCTACGACCTCGACGCCCAGCTCGCGTGGCTGAACCCGATCGCCTATCCGCCGGCCGGCGGCACGGACGCCACCGTCACCGCCGACGCCCCCTCGGTCAGCGCGACGCACGGCGCCGTCACGACGGCAATCGTCCAGGACCGCACGGTCACCGCCGACGCGCCGTCGGTCAGCGCGACGCACGGCGCCGTCACGACAGCGATCGTCCAGGACCGCACCGTCACTGCCGACGCCCCCTCGGTCACCGCGGCGCACGGCGCCGTCGCGACGGCAATCGTCCAGGACCGCACGGTCACCGCCGA